TCCTCTCAAAAATAAATTGATTTTTTTAATAATTTCAGAAAGGAGATTTTATAAATGAATCAGCATCATTCAGGACGTAAACGAAACCTAGACTTGGCAACTGTTACACGGCCAGACAAGAAAGAGAAAGTTCGTGAAATACTTCACGATCAAGAAGACTATGAACCGTTAAAAAAGCGGGTACCAATCTCACTGCAAAAATCAAAATATGCTGCAGATATGTGGCGAATGATTACCGATGAACTTTTAACTAAAAAATCTATTTTAAAAGATGTAGATGTTTCAATGGTTGAAAGTTATTGCATGAGTTATCAAATTTTTCGTGATTCGTATGAAAATATTCAAAAAGATAAAGCTGTTACACAACTATATGAAATTGCCTTAGATGGAGATGGCAATCCTATTGTGGATGAGCATGGTAAATATCAACGAAATTACAAAGGCAACAAACGCAATCCGGCCGTTAATAATTTAAACGATGCTATTAAAAATATGAAAACAATTGGCGCTGAACTTGGTTTATCACCAAGTTCTCGGGCAGAACTGTTACCAAAACAAAAGAAAAATTAGGCAGAGACTGCTCCTAATCCATTTGGGAAGGTTGTTTTTTAATGCTATTAGATAAAGTTGAAAATATAAAATCAATCATTAAAGAAAAAGATTATAAAAGCGTATTAAATAAATATCAAGACCGCGGCACTCGATATGCTTATGATGTGCTGTTTACAGACAAATATGTAACAGGTCAATTTGTACAATTAGCTTGCTTGCGACATTTAAACGATTTAAAACGAATTAAAAATGATGATAAATTTATTTTTTATTATGATATTAATTTTGCCAATGCAATTATTTATTTTGCAGAGCTGTCGCCTAATCCGTCTGATATGAATAAACTAATTGAATTGCAGGAATGGCAAGCGTTTATTTTAGCTAGTCTGATAGGCTGGAGAAATACTGAAACTAAGGGAAATAGATTTCATCAAGCAGTAATCTCAATGGCCCGTCAAAATGGAAAGACTTGGATTTCTAGTATTATTACCAGCTTCTACTATTTTATTGTTTCCAAAGACAAATATAATCAACAGATCCTTATTGCTAGTAATAATACTGATCAAGCTAAGATTTTGTGGCGAGATATTAGCCCACAAATTTCTAGATTGATTGATGTTGGGCAGCCATTTCATGATTATGGTAAAAAACTAGGCACGATGGTTAAAAAAACCGAGTTGTCAGATGATCATCAAAATATTATTCAAATAAAGTCAGCAGAATCAGGACGACTAGATGGGTTCCATGCCATTTTAGGGATTTATGATGAAGCTGGTGATTTGAAAGAAAATAATAATGCCGTCTAGGGAAAAATCACATCTGGACAGACTAAACTGCCTAATGCTTTGTTCATTCAAATCTCAACAGCCTATCCAGATGTTCATACTAGTTTTAAAACTATGCAAGATGCCATGCGAAAGAAAATGCAAGATACTGATTCACATGAATCTGAATCTATTTTTGCAATTGTCTATGAACAAGACAACGAACAGGAAATTATGCAACCAGAGTTGTGGGAAAAATCCAATCCGCGATTTTTAAAAGACAGTAAATTAACTCGTTCATTAGTGCAAGGTGCAATTGCAGAGCGTGAAAACATGGAAGCACAAGGTAAACTGTCCGAATTTGCGACTAAAATCATGAATATTTGGAGTAAAAAGTTTGCTAATGGCCTGTTTCCATTATCCGATATTCAGAAAAACACGGTTGATGATCCGCCAACCATTGATAATTTAAAGGTTTATATTGGTTTTGATGCGTCAATGACCAATGATAATACTGGATTAATCTTTTTGTTTCCTGTTGACAAGAAATTTTATGCACACAGTTTTAGTTTCATTCCGTGGAAACAAGCTAAATCAATTGAAGCTAAAGAAAAACAGGACAATATAAAATATCGGGATGTTGAGAAAGCAGGCTTTTGCAAAATTACTGATGACCCACTCGGATTTATTGATTCCGAAGAAGTCTATCAATTTGTAACTGATTATGTGGCAAAGCATAAATTAGATGTGCAGGCTATTTTATATGATGCTGCTTTATCCAATGACTTTACTAGTCTGATTGAGACTAATCACGAAGATTGGAATATAGCACCAGTACGTCAGACCTCATATAATCTAAACAATGCTACTAAAGCGTTGCAAGAAGATTTTGGACGTCATGAAATTATGATTGATAATGATCCAATCATGCATGCCAGTTTAGAGAATTCAATTATGCATGTAGACGGCGGTGGCTTTATTAAAGTCGATAGAATTAATTCGAATACTGATCATATTGATACTGTGGACGCTTTAATTAATGCTTATAGTACTGGTAGATTTTATTGGAAAGATTATGATGATCCAAACTCTGAAAAACCGTATGCTGACACATTATCCAAAGAAGATCGCATGAAAATGATTAACAGCATGACGTTATTTTAAATAAATTATAATTATTTTTTATGACCGCTAATGATATGGCGGTATTTTTTTGTCCAAACTCGCACAGGCTATGCGCTATAGTCTATGAACAAATAAATTGGAGGTGATATCACGAAATTTTATCAGTTATATGGTCAGGTTATTTTATTTTTAATTGGATTAATTGCTGTAAACGTTGGCTTTTGGCTGATTAATTTATTGGCAGGAATATTCTGCACGGGTATCACCTTCATTATTTTAGCGATTATAAAAGTAATCGATGATCGAGGTGATAATTAATGGGATTACTTAGTCGGTCAAAAATAAAAAACATGGTTTATCCATCCACTCATGGCTATAGTCCCAGTTTGTATCAAATTGTAGGCGGCAAAAAGATTGTAATGGCCGATGCTAGCGGTGCTTTAAAAAATAGTGACGTTTATAGCGTAATCAATCGAATCTCTTCGGACGTAGCGAGCGCAAAATTTAAAACTGAAAATTCTTATGTATCGGATGTTTTAAATTCTCCAAGCCGATTAATTTCACGCTTTAGTTTTTGGCAAGGTGTATTAGTTCAATTACTACTTTCAGGAAATGCTTATATTCCTTTCGTCCGTGGAAGAGGGCTAGAACAAGTACCACCTTCTGACGTGCAAATTAATTATTTAAAAGGTAATCAAGGAATTAGCTACACCGTTGCTGAAAATAACGGTAGGCCAGAAATGCAATTATCTCAAGATGAGATGCTTCATTTTCGGTTAATGCCAGATGCAAAATACCGTTACTTAGTCGGTATGTCTCCGCTAGAAAGTCTCACATATGAGACTTCAATTTCAAATAGCAGTAAAAAAGGCAATCTAAATGCCATGAATCACGCAATAAATCCAGGTGGCGTACTGAAATGGGAAACTCTTAAAGCAAGTGACGAAGAAAAAACAGCTATGAGAGTGCAATTTCAGGAACAAAACGAAGGTAATACTGGCGGTGTCATGGTTTTAGACAATTCAATGGATTATACGCCGTTTGAAATTAAGCAAGATGTGCTAAAACAGTTGCAAGAAAGTGGCGAATATTCGGCTAATAATATTGCCAAAGCTTATGGCGTGCCTGTCGATATGATGGGCGGTGGATCTACTACTGAAAGTCAGCACTCAAATATTGATCAAATCAAAGGTACCTACTTGATGACTTTGAATACTGATGTAAATCCAATCTTAGATGAACTGCGAGAAAAACTAAACGCACCGGACTTGCAGCTAGATATCAAAGGCATGATTGATGTGGATGATTCATTGAAGATTAATCAGATTAACTCAATGATGACGGCTGGTACGATTACCAGCAATCAAGCACAGTTTTTGTTACAGCGAGATGGCTACTTACCAGAAGATTTACCAGTCCCTAATATTCCAGCAGAAGGTGGTGATAACAATGACAATTCAAGTACCGATTAAAGGCGAGGTTATGGATAGTGATTGGGGAAGTGTTCTTGATGATTATGGAATTGCGAACGTTAATCCTGCTGCCGTGCAAAAAGCCTTAACTGATGCAAACGGTGAAGATGTTGAACTGGATGTTGCTTCGCCCGGTGGAGACGTTTCCGCTGCCAGTGAAATTGTCAGTTTAATTCACGATTATTCAGGTAAAGTTACTACGGTTGTGCAAGGAATGGCTGCATCTGCTGCTTCAATTATTGCGGTTAGTGCGGATGTTGTAAAAATGCAACCAACTTCTTTGATGATGATTCATAGAGCGTCTACGGAATCGGCAGGTAATACCAACGATTTAGCGCACGACGCCACTATGTTAGCTACTGTTGATAAAGCACTAGCAACTGCATATCAATCTAAAACAGGAAAATCACAAGATGAAGTTTTACAGCTCATGAATGATGAAACATGGTTAACTGCTCAAGACGCTGTTGATCAAGGCTTCGCAGACGAAGTGCAGGAGAACACAAAGAATTTAGCAGTTGTAAATTCACTCTCTCCATCAATCTCAAAGGATTCAATCGCGAAATTGAAGGCTCTTACAAGTAATGAAGTAAAAGCTGTGGAAGATCCACACAAAAAACTATTAAACGAAAAGTTAAATCTTTTCAAGGAGGAATTATAAAATGGACGTTATTTCAAAGTTACAAAATAAGTACCGCAAATCATCTGAAAAATGCTCTGACCTATCAAATAAAATCAATACAGCATTGCTTGATGATACTGTTGATGCTGATGCGGTTAAAGAATTAAAGGACAATTTTAAAAACGAGAAGGCTATTCGTGATGATTTGCGTGAACAAATTGCAGAAATGCAAACAGAAACTGTTGATGATAGCCAGAAAGAAGGCAAGGACATCACGCCAAAAGCTAAAACACCTTTGGACAAAGCCAAAGAACAAATTAATAATTATATTCGTCACAAGGTTATGAAAGATGATGCAACTGGTATCACATCGCCTGATGTTGAGCCAATTATTCCAGAAGAAATTATCTATGATCCATCTGCTGAAGTAAACAGCGTGGTTGATTTATCAACATTGGTTACACGAACACCTGTTACCAATCCAAGTGGCACATATCCAATTTTGAAACGTGCTGATGATACTTTTCCTAGTGTAGAAGAATTAAAAGAAAATCCTGCATTGGCAAAGCCTGAATTTACAGATGTCAAATGGTCAGTTGGTACTCACCGTGGTGCCATCACCTTATCACAAGAATCTATTGATGACGCACAAGTTGATTTAACGGCTTTGGTTGGCCAGAATATCAACGAAAAACGAGTTAACACAACCAATAAAGATATCGCAGCGATTCTTGAAGCATTTACTGCTAAGTCATCCACATCAGGTACTTTAGTTGATGATTTGAAGCACATTTTAAACGTTGATTTGGATCCTGCATATGCACCAGCAATTGTGGCATCTCAATCACTTTATAATATTTTGGATACTTTGAAAGATAACAATTGTCAATATATCTTCCATCAAGACGTTACTTCTGGTTCTGGTGCTACATTATTGGGCATTCCAGTTTATAAGGTTGGTGACACCTTACTTGGTGCAGCTGGTGAAGCACATGCATTTGTTGGCGACTTGAAACGAGCCGTATTATTTGCGGATCGCAAGGAAGTTTCCATTTCGTGGCAATATGATCAAGTTTATGGTCAATATCTTGCTGGTGTTCTCCGTTATGGTGTAAGTTCTGCTGACGCGAAAGCTGGATATTTCTTGACGGTAACAGCGTCAAAATAGTAGCACCATCTGGGAACGGTGGTGGATCTAGTGCCGCAAGTTCTGCATCTTCTGCAGCAAGTTCTGCATCTAGTGCTACTTCTTCAGCTGCCTCTTCGGCTTCATAGATCGGAGCTGATTAAATGGTAACGGTTGAAGATATGCAAGACTATATGGCTGTGGATGCGGATACAGATAAAACGGTTATTCAAAACTTGATTGACTCGGCCGGTGTCACAATTGCCAGTATGGTTTCTTCCACGCTTTCGGTCGATATTTTAAGTACTCAACCGTTATTTAATACGGCGGTACGAACGTTAGTAGACTTTTGGTATTTTAATCGTGGCAATAATGGTGGTACGCGTGAATATCCTGCTGGTTTTTCTGAAATGGTTAATCGCATTTACGCATTGAACTCATTGACAGAGAGAAGTGACGAAAATGCAGATTGACACATCTCGTTTTCAATTAAAAGTTGAGTTTGGAACTTATGGCGACACCGATAAAACAAATTCATTCGGGCAAGCAATCCAAGGCTTTCAAACTCATAAGACGTTACGAGCATTCAGCTACAGTCAGAGCATTGGCCAACAGTTAATGCTTGAAGGAAACGGTGTCACCTATGATCGTATGATTGGCATTCGCCATAATCCAT